GTTAAAATAATAAAGGTAGAGTTTACAAAAGAGATTGAATACCTTATATCAGAATACGAAATAGAAGATTTAATTATTGAATCAACTAAACCTTATTTTGATTACATATCAACATGGGATTATTACGATCAAATGTTATTTTCAGTTTATTTAAAAAAAGGAATATCAATGAGAAAAATGTCTAGAGAGTCAGGCATTTCATTTACAAGTATTTATAACACAATTAGAAATTGTAAAAACAAATTACAACTATGGGCAAAAGAAAATCACAAGGACTTGGAGATTCAATAGAAAAGTTCACAGAAGCAACTGGCATTAAGGCAGGTGTTGACAAGTTAGCAGAAGCAATTGGATTTGATTGCGGATGCGACAAAAGAAAGGAAATCTTAAATAAATTATTTCCTTATAATAATCCTGAATGTTTATCAATTGAGGACTACAATTATTTAGATTTATTCTTTGCAGAAAATCATCAAACTATAACACCGATGATGCAACAAGAATTAGCTAAAATATATCTTAACGTGTTTAAAGTTAACTTACAACAAACATCATGTGATTCATGCTGGAGAGATACGATAGGCAAGCTACGCAGCGTTTATATGGAGCATGATAATGAAGCCTAATGAAAAAGCAAGGGAGATATTTATAAATTGCCTTTATTACACAGGCACTAAGACAATGGCTATCCAATGCGGATTGTATATTGTAGAGTTAATTATTGATCAGAAGTTAAAAATAGATGACAAGATTTATTGGAAACTTGTTAAAGAAGAAATGTACCTTATATAAATACAATGGAAATAAAAAAAATATCTGATATTAAATTGAATCCTAATAATCCTAGATTAATTAAGGATGATAAATTTAAAAAATTAGTACAATCAGTTAGGGATTTTCCTGAGATGCTGAACATACGGCCCATAGTAGTTAACAAGGATATGATTATACTTGGTGGCAATATGAGGTTTAGAGCTTGCAAAGAGGCAGGCATAAAAGAGATACCAGTTATTGTTACTGACCTTTCAGAAGAAAAGCAAAGAGAATTTCTTATTAAAGATAATACAAGCGGAGGCGAATGGGACTGGGATATGATTGCAAACGAATGGGATACGGAAGAGCTTGAGGCTTGGGGTTTAGATATACCTGTATTTGATATAAAGGATGAAGGCGAGGCCGATGATGATGGTTATGAAGCACCAGAAGGTGGTCTTGAAACAGATATTGTATTAGGAGATATATTTGAAATAGGGCAACACAAATTAATTTGCGGGGATAGCACTCAAACTGATACATTTGGCAAATTATTTGATGATCAATTTGCTGATATGGTAGTTACCGACCCACCTTATAATGTAGCATATAAAGGAAAAACAAAAGATGCTTTGACTATTGAAAATGATAATATGGGTGATAAAGATTTTTATCAATTCCTTTATGATTTTTATACTGCATTAGGATCATATTCTAAAGCAGGAGGAGCTTGGTATGTTTGGCATGCAGATAGCGAAGGAGCTAATTTTAGACAAGCAATGAAAGATGCTGGTATAATGGTCAAGCAATGTCTTATTTGGGTTAAGAATAGTATGGTGATGGGAAGACAAGATTATCAATGGAAGCACGAACCTTGCTTATATGGATGGAAAGAAGGCGCAGCACATCAATGGTATTCAGATAGAAAACAAACAACGGTTTTAGATTTTAATAGGCCATCAAGAAATGCAGAGCATCCTACAATGAAGCCAATAGAACTATTTGCATATCAAATTAAAAACTCTTCAAAGGTCGGTGATATAGTAGCAGATGCTTTTGGAGGCTCGGGAACTACAATGGTAGCTTGTCACCAACTTAATAGAAAAGGATACATAGTTGAATATGATCCTAGATATTGCCAAGTAATTATTGACCGAATGATTAAGTTAGACCCAGCATTAGTAATTAAAAAGAACGGACAACCTTATGGCATATAATCCAAAAGAATTAGAGTTAAAATCGCTAGAGGCAATAGAAAAGAATAAACTCTTTTTTATTGATGATGTAATTGCTTATTTACCATGTTCAAGAGCAACATTTTACAACTTAGAATTGGAAAAATTAGACACCATAAAAGATGCCTTAACAAAAGTTAAAACAGAAATTAAAGTATCGATGCGTTCTAAGTGGTATAAATCAGAGAACCCAACATTGCAAATGGGCCTAATGAAACTAATAGCATCTCCAGATGAGTTAAAGCAATTATCAATGACCCACGTGGAAAGCAATAATTTACACGAGGTAAAAGAGTTTAAATTATCTGATTTGGTAAAATTTAAGGATGATTCTCCTGCACAATAAATGGAAAGGATTATTTAATGATACACGATATTTTATAATCTCTGGAGGTCGTGGTAGTTCCAAATCATTTGGGGTTGGAACATTCACATCATTACTTTCTTTTGAGAAAGGACATAAGATATTATTTACAAGGCAAACTATGTCTTCCGCCCACCTTTCTATTATACCAGAATTTCAAGAAAAGATTGAGCTACTTGATTCACAAAATAAATTTGAAGTAACAAAGACCGACATAATAAATAAGCAATCAGGTTCAGAAATAATATTTAGAGGATTAAAAACATCTTCGGGAGACCAGACCGCTAATTTAAAATCCTTACAAGGGGTCACAGATTGGATATTAGAGGAGGCAGAGGAGTTGGTTGATGAATCTACCTTTGACAAGATTAATCTATCTGTAAGGCAAAAGGGAGTTCAAAACAGAATTATAATTATTTTTAACCCAACTACAAAAGAACATTGGATTTACAAAAGATTTTTTGAGCAAGAAGGTGTTGAAGGTGGATTTAATGGAGTTAAAAATAATATTACTTATATTCATACTACCTATGAAGATAATATTGAACATCTAGATAAATCATTTTTAGATGAAATAGAAAGGATTAAAGAAACTAATCCTAAAAAATACGAGCATACAATATTAGGTGGATGGTTAGATAAAGCAGAAGGTGTTGTATTTACCAACTGGAAGTTTGGAGAGTTTAATCCTAATCAGCTTCAAACATCTTACGGCATGGACTTTGGATTCTCAATTGATCCAGATGCTTTGGCAGAGGTAGCAATAGACAAAGCAAGAAAGATAATCTACGTTAAGGAGGTTATTTATGAGCGAGGTTTAAAAACACACATTCTTGCATCATTAATTAAAGAGAAATGCAATAGCGGTTTAATAATTGCTGATTCCGCAGAACCTAGATTGATTGATGACCTGCGGTATCAAGGCATTAACATTCAGCCTGTAAAGAAAGGAACTATTGAGTCAGGTATAGTAAGAATGCAAGACTACCAAATTATTGTAGACCCACAATCACAAAATATTGCTAAAGAATTTAACAACTATGTTTATTTAAATAAGGCTTCTAAATTGTATCTTGATGCGTGGAATCACATTATTGATGCGATTAGATATAACATTATTTACCATTTAGATAATCCAAATCAAGGCAACTATCATATTTATTAAGACAAAAACAAACAATTTACGTTTATACATCATGAAGGTTAAAATATCAATTCCGACATCATTAAGTGAAATTAAATTAAGCCAATATCAGAAGTTTGTTAAGATAGCAAGCGAGAATGATGAGGGTAAATTTTTAAACCAAAAGATGGTTCAGATATTTTGTAATGTAGATTTAAATATTGTTTCTAAGATGAAGCAACAGGATTTAAATTTTGCAGTAACAAAGATTAGTGATTTGTTTAAAAAGATTCCAGAGTTAGTTACAAAGTTTACTTTAAATGGAATAGAATTTGGATTTATACCTAATCTAAATGATATTTCTTCAGGTGAATACATGGACTTAGATGGTTATATAGTTGATTGGGAGGATAGTCATAAAAGCATGGCAGTACTTTACAGGCCAATTAAACAAAAATTAGGTAGTAAATACTTAATTGAGCAGTACGAAGGAACAGATAAATACTCAAAAACAATGCTTGATGCACCAATGGATGTTGTGTTAAGTAGCAAGGTTTTTTTTTGGACTTTAGGTCGAGAATTATTGAAAAGTACGATGGACTTTTTGGAGGGGAACAAACCGACGAGTTTAACGAAACTGCGCAATTCGGCAAAAGATGGGGATGGTACTCCAGCATCTATGCCTTATCACAGGGCGATGTTAGAAGATTTGATGAAATTACCCAACTACCCATTAATCAATGCTTAACTTTTTTAAGTTTTGAAAAACAAAAGAATGAATTAGAAATAAAATTGATTAAACAAAATAGATAATGAACGGATTTTATTACGTTATAGATAAGTTAAGGAATTACATTAAAGACACAGGCTTCGTGCATACTATTAGCACTGGAGATATCTTTGAAGTAGACTTAGTTAAGCAGACTATTTATCCTTTAAGCCATATAATCGTAAACAATGCAAGTCCAAAGGAATATGTAAGCAGTTACAATATTTCTATTTTGTTTATGGATCTTGTCGATATTAGTAAAGAAAATTCAACAGATATATTTGAAGGCAACGATAATTTATTAGATATATTAAATGAGCAATTAGCAATTGCACAAAGATTGATTAGTAGTTTAAAGCGTGGTGATTTGTTTAGCAATTTAGTTCAAATTGATGGAGACCCACTGTGTGAACCATTTACAGATAGATTTGAGAATAAAGTAGCAGGATGGACACTGACATTTGATATAATTGTACCTAATGACATGACTGTTTGCTAATGGAATTAAGAAATACAGAAGCTTTAATAAAAAGATTTAGAGACTATGTAATTCAGCAGTCAAGATCTAACCTATCTAAAGGCAGAAAGAACAACACAAAGGAGTTGTACAATAGTTTAAAAGGAGAAATAGTAAGTGAAAATGATTATTCAATTGTTGGTTTTAAAATGGCTGACTATGGAATGTTTCAAGATCAAGGTGTTAAAGGAAAAAGTAGTTCTGCTAAGGCACCTAATAGTCCATTTCAATTTGGTAAAAAATCTGGACCTAAAGACGGATTAACTAACGGGATTGAAAAATGGGTAAAACAAAAAGGAATACAATTTAAAGATAAAAAAACAGGTAAATTTATTTCATATCAATCTACTGCTTTTATTATTACAAGAAGTATTTATCAAACAGGATTAAGACCAAGTTTATTTTTTACTAAGCCATTTGAAGCAGGTAAAAAGAAATACATTGATAGCGAAATAGGTCAAGCTTTTAAAATGGATGTTGATTACATAGTTGATTACGAATTAAAGAGAACAAAATGATAATATACGCACGATCTCCCTACACAATTGAGATTAACGAAGCAGCACAAACAAGCAGTAGATTAGAAATATTCCTTTGGAATAGTCCTAACTCTATGCCATTAACTGCAACCTATACGCTTTCTAAAAATGTGGCATCTGATGCGCAAAGGTCTACTATTTACAATGTATCACCTTATATTAGAGAATACATTAATAATATTGTATCAACTGATGGTACAAACAATCAATGGTGCAATGTTGTAATTAAAAGATATAAGGATTTATTGACAACTCCCATAGATACAATTTCTTATGCTGGAGTAGATGGGTATATTAATTACATTGGTGGATACAATCAAACGAATCCATTAAACAATTATTGTCTTTTAGCTGATAATAATAAAGAAATTCAGTATAAATTAGGCAATATTCCTTATGTAAACGTATTAATAAATAATGCTTTAGGAGATAAATTAGATGTAGAGTACAAGGATAAAAACAACGCTAATGTAATTACCACATCTATTTTTGGAACAGGGGTTGCAGCGGGCAAATATATGTACAAAGTGCCATTGACAACATCAAGTGCTAACTATGATAATGGAACAATTACAACTTTAAAGTATTTTGTAGGTGCAACATTAACCTATTCATCTGTGTTTACAGTAACTCCTATATGCGAATCTAAATATACACCAGTAATTTGTTCATTTATAAATCGTTTTGGTGGTTGGCAGTTCCTAACATTCTTTAAGGCACAGACAAATCAGTTAACGGTAACAAGCACAATGTACAACTTGCTTCCTAGTGCTTATAATTATAATTTTTACAAAGGGCAATCCAAATCATTTAATTTTAATGCAAGACAAACCGTTACCTTAAACACAGGATTTGTACCAGAAAATTATTCAGATTTAATCCAAGATTTAATGTTAAGTGAAGTTGTCTTATTAGATAACAAACCAGTAACTTTAAAGACAAATCAAACTAACTTAAAGACAACAATACAAGATAAGAATATCAATTACACGATGGATTTCGAATATGCTTATAACTTGTTAAATAATGTAATATGATTAATGTTTCAATTTTTGTTTATGGGGATGATGGATTAGCAAAGAGACTAGAATTGTTTGAGGATGAAAATATCTCAATCAATAGCACAATCCAAAATATAAATGATATTTCTAAAGTATTTACAGATTTTAGTCAATCGTTTACTGTTCCTGCAACAAAGACTAATAACGTAATCTTTAAGCATTGGTATGAAAATTCTTTAGACAGTGGATTTAATGCAACTAAAAGAAAAGATGCATTTATTGAATTAGATACCTTGACATTTAGAAAAGGAAAAATTCAATTAGAAAAAGCAAGTTATAAAAGAGGAGATATTGATAATTATACATTGACATTTTTTGGAACTTTGATTTCATTAAAAGATAAATTTGCAAATAGATTTTTAAGAGATTTTAATTATTCTGCTTTCAACTTTACTTACACTGGAACTGTAGTTAAAAATAGAGTTGCTGGCGGAGTCACTAACGATGTCAAATTTCCTTTAATATCTTCTAAAAATGTTTGGCAATATAATACTAATGGAACAAGCCAAAGCAACTGGGATATAAGTAAAATTGCAACACCAATTTCTTATTTAGATTTATTTCCAGCAATGAGGATCAGCAAGATTTTAGAATCTATTGCAACCGAATTAGGAATTACATTTAGCGGAACATTTTTAAACAACCCAAAATTTACAAATGCTTTTCTTTGGTTAAAAAATACAGATACATTTGTTCAAAATGCTTCTCCAAACATAATAGATTTTCAATCTGCAACAAGTACTGTTGGAACGCAAGGAATATTTAATGCGTTCACAAATACTTTAAATTACGTTGAACCTACATTGCCAATCTATTTAAGTTCTTCAAATATTGAATTAACTTTTACGGTTTCAGGAATTGAATTTACTTTTTTAGTTTATAAAAACGGAGTTAAAATAAACGAACAACAATTTTTAACTCAAACAAGTTTAATGACATTTACTGCGCCATTAAATAACACAGGAGCTTATACATTTTACATATCTTCATTGGTGCCTGTTACGTTTACTGCTAATTATAAATTAGAATTAAGAAATGGAAGCGGTACAGTTACAACAGATGTAAATGCAATAAGAGCCACAAATCAGACAACTAATAGTATTCTAGACGTTGCTGGTTATATGCCAGAATTAAAAGCAGAAGATTTCTTTAGTGGTTTACTAAAAATGTTTAATCTTACTTGTTATTCTATTGATGAAACAACTTATCAAATCGAGCAACTAGAAGAATGGTATTCCGCAGGTCAAACTTATGATATATCGGAATACTGCCAAACAGATGAAATAGATTTAGAAAGAGTTAATCCTTTTAAAACTATTAATTTTTCATATCAAGAATGTGAGAACTTATTAGCAACAGCTTTCCTTTCTCAATCTGATATTCCGTATGGAGATTTAAAATATGAAGTAGATAACGATGGTGAAGAATTTTCAATTGAGTTACCATTTGAGAATATGCCATTTACAAAATTTACAGATACAAATTTACAAGTAGGATATTCAATTAAATCAGATTTAACTGCTTACATACCAAAGCCTGTTATTCTTTATGATTATGGAGTAGTTCAAACTTTAACTTCTCCTAAAACATATTATTTTAACGATGGCACATCAAGTGCAACGGCAACTACATATAATTTATTTGGTCAAGATACTTTAGCATCATCTGTTGTTAATACTATTAATTGGGGTGCAGAGCAATCAAGTTATACCAACTTTGTAGAAACAAATTCTTTGTTTAATAATTATTATTCCGCATACTTATCAAACACATTTAATCAAAAGGCAAGACTTATGAAAATTAAGGCCATATTACCAATTTTCTTATTATCAAAACTTGCGTTAAATGACAAAATAGTCATTAGGGATAAAAGATATATTATTAATTCGTATCAAACAGAATTAACAACAGGAGAAACAAGTCTTGAATTAATGTCTGATTTCAGATCAATTGTTTTAGATAATTCTACAACTACAACAACAACTGCAGCACCAACTACAACGACAAGTACTACAAGTACGAGTACGACTACAAGCACAACTACAATAGCGCCTACTACTACAACTAGTACAACTACAACAACAACTGCAGCACCAATAACATATTACAAACTTGATGCTTGTTCAGTAGGTTACGGTCAGTTGTACACAACAATAGTACCTAATTTAGTAAGTCAAAGATATATTGATTCAGTTACTCAGGTATTCTATGTTTGGGATAATACAACTACAACAAGTCCGGGTACAATAGGCAATAATATTCAATTAGTTTTTGCGCAACAAAATTGCCCTACACCAACTACGACTACAACGACTACTACTACATTGCCACAAGTTAACTTTACAATAACTAATAATTGTTCTGGTGGTTCTGGTACAGTAACAATAGATTCATTTAGCGGAGGTAGCGGTACATATCAAGCATCTGATACAGTTTACACATCACAAGTAAATGCATTCATAGGTAATTTTGTTAGTGCTACTGCACCTAAAAATTATCTTGGTGTTACAGATGGCTTATGGTGGATTGCAGTTAGGGATGCCAATAATACTGGTAATGCAGTTGCTAAATCAATTCAAGTAAGTTGCGCAACTACAACTACTACTACAACAACAACTACAATTCAAGTAGTTTGGTATAGACTTAGAGCTTGCATAAACGGAGATACATTGTATTCACAATCTTATAATATTGGCACTTTTAATCTAAATGATCGTGTAACATTTGGAGGTGCATTCTTTACTATTGAAGAAGTTAGATTTAATCAACCAGCAGGTAGTTTAATTCCAATTACTGCAACAGGATTAACTGGATGTCCAACTACAACCACGACTACAACTGCTCCGCCAACAACTACAACTACAACTACTGCGGCACCAGTATTTACATATTTAAGATATGATGTTAACAATGGAGATTGTAGTACTTTTAATCCAATACCATTCTTTTCATACACTAGCTATGCTAATGGATTCTATATCTTAAATGGCGATGGGATTTTAAGATATTTACAATCTCAATCACATACTAACTTTAGTAATCAAATTAATAGTATTGTTGCTAGTTCTTGTACTCCTACAACTACTACAACAACAACTGCCGCTCCTACAACGACTACAACGACTACGACTTGTACTCCTGCTGGAACATTTATTTCTTCATTCTGTTCTGGATTTGACTTAATTGGAACTTATGCGGATGGAAATTGCGGAACTTACAATTTACCAATACAATTTAATTCTCCAGCTTGTGGATATGTAGCACCAACGACAACAACAACCACAACTGCTGCACCGACTACGACAACTACAACTACGGCTGCTCCTACGACAACAACAACCACAACTGCAGGTCCTAATTGTCAGCAATATTT